GTCTTTATCTGCTAAACTACCATCTCTTGCTTCGTTTAATCCCGTCACATCTCTTATCATTTGTAAATAATAATTATATGTACTAATTAAACTTTGTATTTTTGCTTGACCTGATCCTGATGTTAACTCTTGTACCGGTACTTTACCTCTATTTAATTCACCATCTTGTGTAAGTGATCTACCCACTACAGAACCAGTTTGAAAATACATATTTAAAGCTTCAGCTGGATTATAATTTGTACCATTACCTAAATCAACTTCTGCTAGACCGTCCATATCTAAAAACACCCCATCAGGTACCATTCTTGCAATAACCTGTTGAAGTTTTAAATGTGTTATTTGAATCATATCAGCAAAACCAGTAATTCTACCAACTGTAGATTCTATTCTACCTTTATACATTCTAGGAGCACATATTGCGTAATTCATTTCTACCTTAGTTGTATCAGAAAAAGGTCTAGTCATATTAGGACACATACCCCATTGTAATAATAAATCTGTTCCTAAGATTTTTACTCCTTTATATAAAACCTCTATAGTTCTACCAACTCTTTCAAAGTTATCATTTTCTGGTGGATTAAAAGTATCAGGTTTTTCAATAGCTTTTATTAAACCATTAGGGGTTTCTTTAATTTTAAATACTTGGTCTTGATATGTTTTATATTCAAAATATAAAACAGGTACTGTGCTTTCATCATATGGACCATTACCATAACCATACATGTAACTTCTATTACCTTCTTGTTGTTGTATTTTTTCTAATGTAGCATTATCTAAATTAGGAAATTGTTTAGCTATTTCAGGTAATGTTACCATTTTAACTTCACCAACATAATATATATCTTCAAAATTTGGATCTTCTGTGTAAGAATATACTAGATTAGCTGGATCAACATACTCAACTGTTATACCATTTGATACGTTAAAATTAGTTTTAACAGCTCCAATACCACATGTAACTAAATCGTAATTTATTCTACGTCTAGCTAAATCCCAACGATTCATATCAAGAACTTGATTAATAGCTTCTTCTTCAGCTATTTCAATACTTTGTTTATAAGACAACTGCATATGAAGTTCTAGTTCTTCTGCATTTTGAGGCATTTGAGCTTCTGGTATATCTGTATTAAATAGTTGATCACCTAATGTATCTGTAATACGTTTCATTAAATCTCTTGAAAACATATCTTGAGCCAACATTTCAGCATAATTTGTTCTTTTTTCTACTGAAACAGGATCCTGCGCAAAAGCATTTATATCATAATCTTTATTAGAAATACCGTTTGCAAGAATATCTACAAACTTAGAAATTATAGGAACAGGTTTCCAGTCTAAATTAAGATAAGATAAATCACCGTTTATAGATAGTTCATCTTTATATTTTTGAGTAGGTTGTTCACCTCTTGCATATAATCTTAATCTATTATAATTATTCCATGTAGTTAAGTATCTATTACCATTACTTCTGCCTTGCATAAACCATTCACTTTCAATAGCTCGGGCTACTTGTCTCCCGTATTCTATCGAAGATTTTTCAGCATCACTAACTACTTGGCTAGGAAATACACTATTATTATAATTTATATTCATTTAATCTATAATTTTTGATAAAGAACCTCTATTATCATATTTTTTAATTCCTAAATCATAGCTTTGTCTTACTATTTTAGGAACAGGTCTATATTTATGTTTATTACAAGCCATAACAGCAAGACCTGAACTAATAGAAGCATCATGAGTTGTTCTATTATTTATATCAAATCTTGACCAATCATTTAGTGTTCGTTGAAAATAAGTATCACCATAAGTGCTGTCTGATCTTAGTCCAACATAATTTTCAATATAACTTTCAATTGCAGACGCGTGAGCTTGTTTAATATCTTCACTTGAATTAGGTATACCACCTATTTCTCTTTCAGTAATAGAAAGTTTATTATATATTTTATCAGGTCTATTCATTGCAAAACCTCTATAACCTCGCCTTTTAAAATGGTATAATAATCTTGGTTTATTATTTTCCGCAAGCAATGGCATTCCATAAAATATGCAAGCCATTAAAACATCTTCAAAAAATATCTCTGCTGTTTGTGGTCTAGCTATATATTCTAAAAAAAAATGATTTGGTGGACAATCTTCCATGCTAAACTTAGTTAATCCATGTAAAGATCCTTTAGATCCTCTTTTATCTACTGTTCCTGATATATCATATGGATCACACCCAAAAGCGCCTAGTTGTTCATTTCCAGGATATTTTTTACCTAATTTTATTATTACATTGTTTTGTAATCTTTTAGGTGGAACCCAGGAAATAAAAAATCTACCATTTTTATTTGGATTAAAAACTACTTCTGTATCTTTTATTCCTCCTAACCATTGAAAACTACCCTGCGTTATTATATTAGTGTTTTTAATATCTTCATTCCAATCAATTTGCTCATATATTTTAGTTAAATTAAATAATGAAGATTTTGCTTCATCTCTAAAAGCATGCTCAGTTGTTCTTGGAAACTGTCTATAAAATTCATTTAAAGCATCTTGATCTTCTTTTAATCCATCAACTTCATTTTGCCAATAATTAATTACTCCTAATGTAATAGGTAAACCTTGTGGACCTTTTATTAAATCTTTAGGTGTTTCGAATACAGGTATGCCATAAGAATCAATGTATCCTTCGTAGTTCCACTCCATAGGTATGAACAAACTATAGAGTCCCGAACGAGTCTGTCCGTTGCGGTTTCTTTGTGTAACGTCTGAATCATTATATAATTTTTTAAAATTTCCGCCACCTTTATCTAAAGCATTACAAGTAGAACCCATCATACATTTACCAATAATTCTACTACCTAATCTTAATGTAGTTTTTGTAACTCTCCAGTTATTTAAAATATTATTTGGTTTTTCCCATTTACCACTTTCATCATGTACTAATAGTTTTAATTTTTCACCATCATAACTATTATCACCAGTATTTTTCCAATCAATAGTTGTATCTAATCCTTGTAGCTCTGGCAAGGTTTCATTAGCTGTAAGTTTACGTCTTGTAAATTTACTAGCTGGAACTCTATATGCTAATTCTGTTTTAGGTCGATCCATACCATCTTGAATCGGTTTAAAAAAGAAAGGATAGTTAACTGATATTGGTACAACTTTATCTGTAAACATTGTTTTTGCATCAGGACCAGACTTAGATAATATACCATATCTTGAATCACTAGATATAGTAGCTAGGTTAACTACTTCACCTGAAGCCATAAATGAAAAACCTGAACGTCTATTTTTTAAATAACACATACCGTAGCATCTATTATCTGCTTTACAAGCTTCCCAAAATATAAAAAACAATCTATTTGATTCTCTAAAATCAGGTTTACCTACATCAATTTTACTCCATTGTAAATACATATAATGAGTACCAGTAATGTAAGTAGATGTATCATTATTGTAAAACCAAAAACCTTGCTCTCTACGCGTAAACTCTGCGTCTATGTAATCATACCATGT